TTAAGCCGCAAATTTCATTAAGTCTCTTCTTGGTTTCATTTGATGGATAGTATTCGTCACCGTGCCAACTAACGGAAGGTTTGTCCATTGTGTTGTTTTAATATTTTCCACTTTAGAATCTAATGCCATGAATACAAATTCATTACCGCTTACGCCGGCAAATTCATAAATATGAAATTCATCTTGTTTTTCTAATACCACAAGATCACCAATGAAAAGGCTGTCATTTTTTTCAACCACTAACATATCGCCCATTTCAATCCCCCAAGCAAGCATATTCGGATTGGTAACACGAATAAAACAAGTTTGTTGTGGACGTTTGATGCAATAAAGGTTGAGATCTAATTTTTTATTAAATGTCGATTTGCTTTCAACATCATTGAAAAATGGCATAGGATGATAAGAAAACGTCATATCATTTTGTGCAACTGTATTTGCGTAGTTCATCATCTTGTGTTCCTTTTAGTTTGTGTGTTTTTAATCAGTGGTTGTTTATACAGTTGTAATATACTGGTATTAGATACAGTATGTCAATAGGGCATAGAAAAAATTTTTTTATAGGCGAAAATTTTAGAAAAAATTCATTCCTTACTAAAAAAGTTCAATTTTTTAACAAAATAATAAAGAAAAAATTTTCTTTTAAATAAAATTTGAGCTATCTTTATCTTGTTTCGGTGGATCGTAACGATCTGAAGTTCAACTTAATCTTCCATTTAAAACTATTATGAATACAACACGTTTATTTCATTTTTTGTTCCAAGGTAATTTGGTAAAACGAATTGCTGTTGGTTTGGTACTCGGGATCCTTGTTGCCTTGGTGAATGAGAGTGTAAAAAATTCAACAGGTGTTGATCTTGCATCTAGCTTTGGTGTGCTCGGTCAAATCTTTGTTAAAGCATTGCGTGCTGTTGCACCAATTTTAATTTTCTTCCTTGTTATGGCAGCACTCGCTAATAAGAAAGTAGGCTCTAAAAGCAACATGAAAGAAATTGTCATGCTTTATCTTTTAGGTACTTTCTTAGCCGCTGTTGCTGCGGTAATTGCAAGTATGGCATTCCCATCAGATGTGGCTCTTGCAGTAAAAGAGGATGCGAGTTCAGCACCTCAATCTGTTGGTCAAGTCATGTTAACGTTAGTATTGAATGTGGTGGATAACCCATTAAATGCAATCTTCAAAGCAAACTTTATCGGTGTTTTAGCGTGGTCTATCGGTTTAGGTTTAGCCCTTCGTCATGCATCAGATGCAACTAAACAGGTTGTAGCTGATTTTGCAGAAGGCATTTCTAAAATTGTTCACGTGATTATTTCATTTGCACCTTTCGGTGTATTCGGTTTAGTGGCTGAAACATTATCTGACAAAGGCTTATCTGCGTTAGGTGGATATGTTCACTTATTATTCGTGTTAATCGGTACAATGCTATTTACTGCCTTTGTACTTAATCCAATTCTCGTTTATTGGAAAATTCATCGTAATCCATATCCATTAGTGTGGACTTGTGTACGCGAAAGTGGTGTAACGGCATTCTTTACACGTAGCTCTGCAGCAAATATTCCTGTAAACATTGAATTAGCAAAACGCTTAAATCTTGATGAGGAAACCTATTCTGTGGCAATTCCATTGGGTGCAAATATCAATATGGCGGGTGCGGCAATTACCATTACTGTATTAACGCTAGCAGCTGTTCATACATTAGGCATCGAAGTATCTTTCATCAGTGCGGTGTTATTAAGTATTGTTGCGGCGCTTTGTGCATGTGGTGCTTCTGGTGTGGCTGGTGGTTCATTATTATTAATTCCATTAGCTTGTAGCTTATTCGGTATTTCTGATGACATCGCGGCACAAATGATCGGTGTAGGTTTCGTGATTGGTATCTTACAAGATTCAACAGAAACCGCGCTAAACTCTTCAACTGACGTATTATTTACTGCGGCAGTATGTATGGAAGAAGAGCGTAAAAACGGTTAATTAAGTTAATCTGACAAGGCGGGCAAATTGCTCGCCTTTTGTTTTTAAAGGAAAGAGAATGACACTTTTAATTCAGCAGGCAAAATTTGAGCTTCATCAAAAACAGACCTTAAACTTACCGCACTTTGCGATTGAGCCACGACAATATTGGGTTGTGGTAGGCAGTAATGGGAGTGGAAAATCAGCGTTTGCTTTAGCTTTGCAAAATGAATTGCCTTTACAGGAAGGGGAGTATCATAATACTTTCAAACGTGTTCATTCCTTTTCTTTTGAAAAACAACGAGAAATTCTTGAAGCCACGTTAAAGAATTTAAACAACGATGATACTGATCCCGATTTTTTTGGTAAAACTGTAAGCGCGCAAATTTATTTGCATAGAATAGCATTTTTATTTGCATAGAGCAGAAAAATAAACTTATGCAAATAAAGATGCAATTATATAAGATAACGCTACGTCAAATCTAAAAATAAAGACCTACCATTTTAACCACTAATTTTTATGTACAATCACTATACCTTAAAAACAAAAACGGCAGCATCAAAATGCCACCGTTTTGTCTGCCTGTCAGCAATGAGTCGCTCAATTTAACGACTATTTTATAAGCTGATCATCAGTAATTACGTTTTAACACACAGCCTTTAGGCTGAATTAAATCGTCAGAGCTATCTGACGGTTTGAATCTTACTCTTTTGATTAATTAAGGTCAAACCATTTTTGCGATCATATCAACCAACAAGTCGTCTAAACATCTCAGCTCTGGAAACTCCAGCCTCTTTACATAAAGCTTCGAATTTATCAGCAATCTCAGGCCGTACTGTAAACTTGATCTGTTTGTAGTTAGCTTTATTGTAGTCGTTAGAATTTTTGCTAATGATGTTTTTAGTGCTGTCGGGTAACTTTTGATAGCTCATTTTGACTCCTTTTTGCTTTGCATCATCTCTAACCAAGCCCACGCTATACAGCGCTCGAAATCGGCAAAAACAGGGATATAACTAAAGTCATCGGGGATAACATTGTCAGTTAATAGCTGTGCCGCACAAAACGGCACATCGGGGGCATCGCCCACACCGCCAACCCAAGCCCACGCCACCTTTTTGCGGCGTGAATGATTGCAGACAACGAAGCGCACCAGGTCTGTTTGCTTAAAGTCGTCGCTTAATCGACTGATGACAAACTCAATCATCTTACTGCTGTGTTGCTCACACCGGCAAGAGTAGTGCGTATCCATAATGCCACGCAACTCACCTTTAATCATATCCTCGACCCACGGTCTTAAAAGTGCGGTCGTATCTGCGGAGATTTCCGAGCGTGGACTTTTGCGCACGTGTCCGGTTGTTGTCGTGACGTGGTAGATGTATTTTTCTGCCATTTTTACTCCTCGATTAGCATAGGCAATCGGCTAATGCGTCTGGATCTTTGCAAATTACACCGTTATTGTTTTCGTAAATCGGCGTGTCGTGATCCCATATTAATAAACGATTCTTGTCGGCCCAAAATTGAAAGGTCTTATCCACTGTTTTAGTGCCAGGAATATCGCCATAATTGATGTGACTAATCATCTCTTTGTCATCCGGGTCACAATCAAACTCCCATACCTTATGCTCAATACGTAAATAATTAAAATCGATACCGGTTTGCGCTTTTAGCTTTGCTTTGACCTCGTGGAGGCGTTTTAATGTTACCGGCTGGCTCATGTCTAATGCTGCGCATTTTGTCACGCCGTCAACTGTAACGTGGATTGCGCGATGTCTTCCGTCTGGGTATGTACCGCTGATTGTTCTGTATTCTTCTTTATACATTTTCTTGCTCCATTTCTTGGAATGGCCCACCTTTCGATGGGCTTGTTATTATTTGAATAGCGCTTCTACTTTTTTAACATCGGCGGTAAATGCTCTTGTGCATGTACCTTTCACATTTTTGGAGATTAGGCTATTTGAGGCAATATCAAAATATAACTGCCAGTTGCGGTCACCGGCAAAAGAGCGGTCTTTACTATTGAGGTTGATATAGATTCTTTTGCCGTTCCAGTCGTTTGCATAACCATTGATACCGGCATTTTTTAACATATCGTTGATTTGTTGAGTTGTCATTTTTATATCTCCTACCGCTATGAATCTGATTGTAAGCTTTGGTGCGGCGTCCCTCTTGCTTACGGAGCATATATTATATTGTACAATATAAGATTGCAAGCACTTTTTAAAAATTTTTTTAAATAAATTTAAAAGCCCCTTAAACTATGTTTAAAGGGCTTTGAATTATCTCTCCGACATTAATGTCGGCGACATCAGAACTTGTACACCATATTGTCCTCGTACTCGCCTTGGTAGTTAAGAGCCGTCTTAATTGTTACCCGCTGCGCGCCGTCGAACGCCTGCCAGTTATCCACCTTATCTTGCTGCATGTACTCAATAAACCGCACAAACTCCGATTTAGTCGAGCTAAAAAAGATATACGGCGGACGTGTGATGTTGACTAATCGTAAGAAGTCGATTAAATCAAAGTAGTGCGCTTGCTTGTAGCTCTCTTGTTTAGTGCAAAGATAGGGCGGGTCAAGTACAAATACCGCCTGTGGGTCGGCACTAAAGCGTGGGAGCAACGTGTGAAACGACTCGGACACCACCTCAACGCCATCCAAATAACCGTCTGCAGAGGGATAGTCTGACTGGCGTAAGCAATGCCAAAAGTCCTTGGCGCACAACTCCTTAAACGTGCCGACCTGTTGCCCAGAAAACAACAGCCAGCTAGTTAGCGTAGCAAGGTCAACATAGCCGTCAAACGCTTTAATGGTGTCAATAATCTGCGCCTTGAGCGCTTTATCGGTGATGCGCTTTTGACGTGGGATATCCACTAACAACGCCGCAATTTGCGCCCGCAAGCGGTTAATGTCGTCGATATGCTTAATGCGCTCGGCATATCCGTCAAAGTCGTTGTAAATCACACGGGCGCTCGGTTTAAGCTGTTTTGAGGTGTGACTAAGCAAGCCCGAGCCACCGAATGTGTCAATAATCGTCCAGCCCTCACCATCACCCGGAATCTGCTTGTTTAAAATCGCTTTAAAGTGATTTAAAAACTTGCGCTTTTGACCGACAAACGGTAATGGGGCTTGCTTAAAGTTTCTTTTAGCTTGATTTGCCATAGTTTTTTTTCCTCCTTATCTATGGCGTTCCGGTGTTCTTGACACTCCGACACTCAAATCAAGTTAATTAATATGGTTAATGGTTTTACAGCGACTACATTTGATTTCTAAATGTTTCACTGTGCCGACTTTTGCCAATAATTTGTTGCAACACTGGCAACGGATCTCTTTTAAATTCTGCATATACTTTCCCATTTTTAGCGGTTTTGTTAAAATACCGCCTGCCTCGCGAGGTAGGCGGCATATAGCTATATGCAGGCTTATTCTGCTTAGCTGGCATTATCCGTGTTCCCGCACAGATAGTGTCGCCGTCTTTATTCCTGAACTACATCTAAATCACTTGTACAATCTGCATAAAACGTACCATCCGCATTATGCCAGTGGCTAGGTGGTAACTCATCACCGTTATGCTCAACGATTAATAATTTGCCAAATGGGCTCTCATAGACGATAGTGCCAGCATTGCCGTTACGTAATTTTATTTTGTTACCAATTTTCATAAATTTATCCTTTTTTAAAAATCGCTGCTAGTTGATTTGGGCTAAATCGCCAACCTTGAGTTTTACCGGTGACTGCGTTAAAACACCACTCAGAACAAAAATATTTACTGCGTTTTTGTTTAATACCTAGTATAATACCGATAGCTCCCCACCAATCGTATTTACTCCCTTTTGTAGAGTTAAAATAAAACTCAACCTCTGCCTCGCTAACACCATCAAGCAACACCAAATCCCACTTATTTCTATCAGTGAGATCAATCTCTTTACAGCGTACCCCGCCATCTCGAATAGATGATGAATAACAATCATAATGGAGCTCATGCTCGTAGTGATGGCCTGATGTGTACTCAATGCGCTCAACAGCAATTTCGCAGTGAGAGTAAGGCCCTTTTGTCAGTTTACGGGTAAGCCAGTCTGAAAAACGTGCCAAAAGTGTGGCTGGTTTAAGACCTGTTTTTTTGCCTTTATAAAGCGCCAAATAAACATTAGCCATTATTATAAGCCTCCATTAAGTGATCCATTTGTTTGATGATGTCATCATAGATTGACTGCATTTGCTCAAGTGTGAGATTAGGTGCTTTGAGCTCATACTTGCGCATGCGTTGGTTAGCAAGCTCCATTTGTAGTTTTTCTAATCCTGCTGCTTGCACCAAAATCAAATCTGTTGCTGCTTGATTATTTAACCCCGCGCGTTTGGCAAAGTCTGTAATATATCGGCTGCATACGCCTTGATAATTAGCTGCCTTATATGTTTCTGCCGCTGTTTGGCGCTCACGATACTCAGACTCAAAGCGCGTCCAAGTGCTATAAATTGCTGCCGCGTGGCTGTCAATTTGCTCGATTAGGCGGTTGCGCTTTTCTGTTAAAAGTGCGGTCAGTTTTTCGGGAGGTATTACCCATGCTTTGCCGTCCCACTCACAAAGATCGCTTTCGGGCTTAGCCGCCGTGTACCCATCAGGGATTGAGCCAAACTCACTAATTACCAATGATTCTTTCGTTGTTATTGAGTACACTGTTTCGCCAATATGGTTTTCAATGTATTCCCAAGCTTCGCCTGTCCATTTCGCGACAAAGCCTTTTTTATCTTCTGGTGGATCAGTATCTACACAACCGGCAGGCATTAAATAAACACCATTATCTGCTTCTTCCGGGGATAAATCGGCATCCGTTTGTCCAACATAAATGCCTTGCTCATCTAATTGGCATACTTTTTTTATTAATGGGTAAGTCATGGTTTATCCTTAGTATTTAATACAAGCTAATAATGCGACGTTGCGCGGTCTGTTTTCGTTTGCGGTTGGTACCACTCTTGATGCGTCAAAATCAAATGACACAGATTGCTCACCCCAGCCGCCCTGGTCTCCTGACCATTGTCTTTGTTGATATGTTGTCCCTATTGCACCAGACGCAATCATCTTGCCCTCAAGCACTTGGTTACCGCTGCCCATAGCGGAACCATCTAATTTACCTGTAATATTACGGATAGCATCGCCTTGAGCAGTCCCCAATCTGCGCTCTCTATCAATATTTCGCCCATCATCTAGGCCGCGTAAAAATTCACCACGTAAATCAGGTAAGTTAAAAGTAGTTCGTCCATCGCCTGCGCCGAATGTTGTCCCTATTGCAGCAAATAGTGCGGCGTATGTTGTACGGGATACGGCTGCACCATTTGCTTTGAGCCAACCACTAGGCGGCGTTGTCCGAGCAAAGAATGCGACCTCACCAACAACCTCGTCCTGCTGGATAGATTTGTTAATAGATCTACCACTTGACGACAGCACATCATTAGGTGAGACAAAATCACCATTATGCTCAAAAGCCCATGTTCTGTTGGCGCCATTATCCTCAATAAGATGGATGATGCCTCGTCCAAAGCCATCACCTGCACCTTGCTTAGTCGTGTAGCCGAATGAGAATCCTGCGCCATAATGTCCTTTTGAACGGACTAAACCTTTGACAAATGGATGATACGTATCACGGTCTTGCGACCCTGTAGTCTCAACCATAAACGGCGCGCCGCTAGTATATTGATTAGCATAAGCGCCATACCCAAAATGTTTAGATGAGATACCCACAGAATATAAAATGCCAGTTAATCTATCACCAGATTTAGATATGCGACCCTCGGCGTTGTTGTTTGCGGCAACGCCTTTATCATAAGCCGCTTTGACGGCAGCCGATGTAGCTACAGTATCAGCACTTGTGCTGTTAACTTCACTGGATTTTTTGCTATTCGGGATGTAATTTGTCAAACTTCGCGTGATCGAATCAATAAAGCCTTTTAGGGTTTTAATGACCTTAGGTGTAGCAGCCAATTCTTCCGAATCTGAATCATACCCAGAATAAAGTTGCACTTCGCCTTTTTGTGTCACGCTGGCGGATTTACGGTTATCATCAATGATTTTCACAATCGCTTGATATAACTGCGTTTGTGTTTCTGCCTTCGGGGTAAACCCCGCTTTTTGCAACACATAATGTGCTTCGGCTTGTACGTCTCGCACACGGTCTTGCACGTCGTTAAGCCACGTGTCTGTCACGCGTGTGCCTTGCTCCCCTGTTGCGGGGTCGCCGTTATGAAAGCGCTTGTCGGCGGAATTAATTTCGGGTAGTAACGTTTTCATTTTGTCTCTCTATTGATACGCAAAATAGCAGTAGGTGTGCGCGGGTTTTAAATCTTTGAAAAACTCTTCGATAATCTGGTCGCCAAACTCAACCAAATGGTCACCGGCAAACGAACTGCCCGCGAGAAAATACACAATATTGTCGTCACCGTTTAACACCGTCACCCGCCACATATAAATCAGGCTTTCGCGCGGTTCGTTGCGAAATTGCACCAAGTCACCTGGATTAGGCAGGTCGTTTTGTAAGGGCGAAAATTCTTTGATTTTGATCTGATAACCGATACTTTCTGCAATGCGCGTAAAGTATGGGATAGACAAGCCGCCAACAGCATTAAGTTGCACGATGACGCGTTTAACGCGCTCTTGATAAGACTTGCTTAAATCAGTTTTAATCCCGCAAATACGCTCCCAATCGGATAACATTTGGTTTGAGGTGGCAGGCTCAATTGCGGCCAATACCTCTTCTGCACTTTGTTGCAAGCGGTCAAATGCACTACCGTCCACTTCACATTGTGCGATAAAGTGTTCGCCATTGATGTTATAACTCACGGGCGGATAAAGCTGTTTCAATACGTTAGCGTGTTGCATTAAGCCATCTCCGTCACAGTCACCTCGCCAAGGCGGAACCATTCAATTTTGTTGACAATATCCGCTTTTTGGTTAGCTGTTGGCGCAATAAAACGGCGGTCAACCACACCGATTAAGTTATTCACCACCGCTTCGCATTGGGACACAATCAAGTCATCCCCAGGGATTAAACCGTTAAAATAATCCCGTAATGCATTGTTAATGGCGGTTTTAATGTCATTTAATGCCACACCGCTGATTTTAACCTGGATGTTAAAGTTGACTTTTGTCACATCTGGTTTAACGACCTTGCTTTCTTTTGCCGTGACCGGGCGTTCTTGGTCGATGTATTCTTGCGCGCGACGTACCGTATCATCACTTGGCACGCCGTTATCGGCCGTAATCGCAATATCAACTGTACCGAGCCCTCGGCGTAGCGGGTAAACATACGCTTGTTCAACGCCATCCACCTCTAACGCCCAGTCTTTGTAATCGTATTTATTGCCACCTGCAGCAGGTCGGCGGATTTTATTAAGCAAACGCTCCAACAATGAGCTATCGCTTTCGGCATTGGTCGCACCTACCACGTCATTTAGTACAACATCCGTGCTCACGCCAACAGGCGCTGCCATAAACGATCCTTTTGTAGCAGTTTTAATGTTTTGTACCGCGCCAGTAGCAAGGGAGCGCACCGCAACAATCACCGAACCACTAGCGGGAATTACCGCACTTTCGGTTGTCTCATAAAAACGCCCGTCTTCGGTTTTGATTTGTAACCCTACGGCAATCACGGCATCAGGATTGCCGCTAATAGTGGCACCTTTGCCTGCTGCATAAGTTGCATTACGACGGCGCAAACCGCGTAACCCTGCGTGTTTTTCTAAAAATTCAGTGTCGGCTGTGTCTGGAAAAAACTGTTTAATCAGCCATTTTTGGTGTGCATAAATCCCTTCTGCGCATGCCGCTAAACTACTGGCACGTGCATAAGCGTCACTGTCTTCGGACGTGTCGGCATTGGGATAATACGTTTGATAATCGCGCAAGATACTGGCGCGGATTTCTTCAAGGGTTGGCACAATAAACACGATTTAAACACCTTTTAAATGACGTTTACGGGGTGTTTAAAAGTAAATTGTTCGCCCCGGCTGTCGGTCACAGATATTGAAAGAAGCACTTTGCCGTTGTGCGGTTGTTCATGCGTTACAATGATTTCACTTGCGCGACCGTCATCAATTAACGGCTGTAACGCCTCTTCGGCATATTGTTGCGCCAACATGCCAACACGGCTTAAGTCTTTTTCCCGTTGAATAGTATGGAGCAGAGAACCTACACGCCCATTTGCCCACCACGAGCCTAATGGCGTAGTTAATCTGATATACACGGCATTTTGCAGTGTACTGATATGCGAATTTGTATAGTCCCCGGTAAGCGGGCTGATTTCTCTGTCCATGCTGACAGAGTAAAAGAAAGGGGGAAGAAAAAGGCGGGGAGAGAGTTCCACACCGCCTTAAGTTCATTTATATAGGTTTTCCGGTCACGCCACCACTATCACCGTGGTGGGTGTGATTAATGAGGGATTTACCGTTAGCAGTCACGTCGCCATCAGTAGTAAAGCTACCCTTTGTTTGCGTTACGTTGCCAGTAAACGACGCACCGGAGCCGCCTTGAATTGCCATGCCACCGTTACCGTTGATTTGCCCTTGGGCAGTAAATACACGGTCTGTCTCAACAATCGGGCTACTGATCTCAACTTTGGTCGTTGCGGTTATTTTTAATATATCACAATCAATTTCGATTAATCGACCTTGCTTTAAAATAATCGTGCTTCCGCTTTCGTCATAAACGGCAGTTTCGCCTGATTTTAGGTTTTTAACGCGAAAAGATCCATTTTCGGTGGCAATCACAATAGAATGGGTCGTTTCGCCCCCCATGGGCAATACCACCACTTGAGTTCCGGCAGGGGGCACGGACGTTAAGCCAAATTGTTGCATCAACTCCACGTCTTGTAAGGTTTCGTCCGCTAATCCGGATACCTGCACTTTTTGGATATTGTCCGCGCTTTTGACTAAATTCAATTTCCCTCGGAAGGCTTGGCGTACTGCGCCCAAGGCGCTTTCCGTGTGTTGTCTTATTGCTTGTCCCAATCGTCTCATACTAATCCCCATCCAATACAATCAAATCGCCTTTCTTTTTCTTGCCTTTTTTGCCTTTTCGCTTGCGTGCCTCTTTCGATTTGTTAGCATAAGCGTCAGGCGTCCACACACCGTCTTGTTTTAAGCGTAGTTCCGTGGTTGTGCCGCCTTGTCGGCTTAAGGCAAACCGGCGACCCATCAAAAAGAAAATCGCGTCAATGTCGTATTCTTCGCAAATCACATGCACACGTTGCCCTGGCGTCCATAACACACCGTCCTGCGTTTTATGGTCAGGCACGGTAATCGTCAGAGTAAAACTGTTTAAAATACTGTCCGCAATGTACTTTTTCGCCCATTTTTTCAGGGCTTCCAGATTTTCTACATCCGGCACAATTACGGTTTTTGGCTTATAAGTTTCAACAGCGTCATCTTTAAACACCCATTTCAGATCGTTCTTGTTGTCGTCACCGCTGCGCCCGTGCCGTTGTGCCAGAAAAGTGATTTCTGAAAAGCTTTGGGACACATCGGTGGTTAGGCTTGCTTGGGTAAAATTATTGCGTTCTCCATCTTTATTACAACACAACGTTGCCACAGGCGGCGTAGAGTAATCTGCGCCGCCTACAATCAATGTGCCATCCGGGGCAAACCAAGCATGCAAGCCGGCCGAATTTGCGCAACGAATTAAGGCATTCCAGGCTGTTTCGCCAATGTTGATGTCGACCTTATCTAACGTTGGATTAGACTCTGCTTTCAGCGAAACTTTTTTAATGCCGAGTGGTGCCACGATTTTTTTAACCGCCTCCAGCACGGTTAGCCCTTTAACGTTAGTAATAGGAGCAGAACAATCCACTAACACAGAGGCTCTATCGCGACCATTAATGCTGTAAGTGCGGTCGCCTTTTGATATGCCATGCTGGGTGCTATCAATAATCCCACTCAGTACGACCTCATCATTAATCATCACCTTCGCGGTTTTCCCCGAATAGTCCGTCAAAACAGTGCTATCGCTCGGTACCCCGATGTTAAAATTAAAGGCATCAGCAGGTATTAAAAAATCACTATCAATATCATAGCTTTTCCAGTTGCCATGCTGCTTACCATCAATCTCAACGATCACTTCATTGTAAAACGGATATCCCCCCTCATTTTGCGTAGCCATTCAGCGCCTCCCCACGTTGGATAAAATTAGGATAACAGATGTGAGGATTGAGCCGTAATAACTCATCTGCTCTTGTATAATCCCCATAAAAGGCGTGTGCAATTTGCCAAATAGAGCCATCAAAATCCACCGACCGGATAATCAAAGGTGGTTTACGATTAATGGCCGCTAACGCGAGTTGAGTCAATTTATGGGTTTGTGTTCTTAATTGCTCAGCCACTTTATAGGCTTGAGTGTAAAAACCACTGGTCGGCGCTTGTAAATCTGTAATCCCATTGCACTCTTTAATACTGAGCGTGGTTAGGCCAAATGCATCCTTAGCATAACTAATAGTGCAGCCATGCTGCTCCGCTCGCATAAGCGCGCGCAAACTATTTAATGCAGCTAAGGCTTGCAAGCGGGCTTGGGTAGTAATGTAATCAATCTCTGCCGGAGTTAGTTCATCATCTTCAACGAATTGCGTGGCAATCTTAAAAACTGCTGCAGTGGTCATTAACTGCAACGCACAGAAGATCTCCTTGGTATCATCCACAGTCAATGTGGAGGCTAAGGACTTAGCTTGAGTTTGTCGTTGATTTTTACCATTAACCAACGACGGCGCAATTTCAAGAAGGCTTTTTACTGTGCGTTGCACTTCATCAAATTTCGCACGTGCGGTCAAATCCTCTCGTTTAGCCATATTCGATAAACCGCTATCAATCATTTCCGCTATCTCTCGGACAGCTTGCGCGCCTTGTTTTTTAAAACCATCTGTTGAAGTTGGCACAGTCTTAACGCTTTTATATTTTTTAGAATCAAAGGCGAATAAATTAAGTACCTGGTCAAAGCAACCAAAAATAGCGCCAAACATACCCAACATGCGCGATTTTATATTTTGCGCAAAAGTGACCACTTCCATTGCCGCGGCAAACATCTCCATCATGTCATCCACGAAATCTTCCATAGCGCTTAAAAATACATCAAGCAATCCCAAGAATGCGAAATCGAATACAAAGATCGGTTTTGCCGGAGTGGCTTCCTGAAAACTTAAACTGACTGTGACATAGTCCACAAAATCCGCTTCGTGGTGAAAATAAGCCGAGGTGCAAAGCATATTTTGCAAGCGACCGCGAATCGGATGTACCAACACCGCCGCACCTTGTTTTTCCAGGGCGGATAAAAAGCGTTTAAAATCGGTGTAATATCCCTCACCATAAAACACCGCTTGCAATTGGATGGTGAGCGGATTTAAACCTAAATCTTCAATGTCGCCGCCATTCACAAACGGATACGCATGCGTAATGGTGGCGCGCTCTAAGTTATCATCCACACTTACCACATCAAACCGCACACCGCGATAAGATGCCTGCTGGATTGGCATTGTCCAACCTTTCATTTTTACCCCCGTTTAAGTTCTCGGTATTGGTTTTCGGACGTGTTTTCGGCAATCGTTCGTCCGTCCAAGTCCACTCTGATTTGATTTTGAATGGTGAAATTCTGACTTTCCACCGCTTGTTTCATGCCTTCGCTGATGGTTGTGCCTAATTGCTGAAATTCGGCTTTATAGTCAGGCACTTGCACACGGCGGTTGTATTCATCTTGTGTTAATGTGCCGCGCTTTAAGCGCTCATCGGCAATCTCTTTGCGTTTTGCCGCGTCACCAAGTGCATAACCGCCACTTGCTAAAGACCAAACTGACTTTTCAGGTGCTGGGACAGGCGGGGCATACTGAAACACCGATTTGCTTGGATAGGCTGCTGCGTAGAACTTCTGTTTTGCGTCTTTCGTTGCGGCATCCAAGGTTTCTTGTCGTTCTTCTTGTTTTGCCATATAAGGGGCGTAATTTTCCGACCCTTCAAGCATTGCGCCAAAAACTAACAACGGCAAACCTCCTCGCCCAAACTTAGCAAGACGTCCCATTTTTGATGTATTCGCCGCAGTTGCAACGCCACCAGCCGAACCGGTTACACCCGCACCTTTACTCAAGACATCACCAACGCCAAGCCCTAAACCGCCTTTACCGCCCAATAATCGCAAAGACCCGGCTGCCGTAATGGCGGGGGGGGCTAAAAAAGAAAAAAATGTGGCTCTCAT